GTTACTCTATGTGCTACAAGTATTCTATCTTGTGCGTAAGTTGCAACATATTCATATTTCTCATGTAAGTTGTCAATGTTGATGACATCGATAGTAGGTTTGCTCGCCACATCATCATTAAAACTCAACATAAATCTGCCTGCGTTTCTAGTTCCTGTAAATTTATTTTGCACTAATGCTTCTATCGTCTGTCTTTCTTCTGGTGCAGGAACTCCTGTGTTAAAGTTTAACATAACAGCAGGTAAGAAACCATTTTCTATATTGTTGATGTGTAGATTACTCAATTCAGCTTCTACGAATGAAAATTGTAGTGCAGAAACCCAATCAGGTAGAGAGTAATAATAAAGACTTGGAGAATAATTTTTAATATAAAGTATTTCCATTTTCTCATTACTCGTTTCAAATGCTGGAACTTTCTTTTTATTCTTAACTGCTCTTTGGTCATTCCAATCAGTGCAGTAGTAATAGTTTTCTATTTTAGGATTATCATATATCTTTTCCGCACGTAAATACTGAACGGGTACGTGATACATTTTAATTATTTTAGTATGTTCATCGTTCCAATAGACTTGGAATGCAGCATTACCATATAGCTTTAAATCAAATGATACTCTTTTGATTTCTTCTTGTGGAATTAATCTTTGTAGTAATGCATTAAATGCTGGGTCTTTTGAGTATAAACCCTTACCATAAATTAAATCAGCAATACCTTCGATACAAGCTGCATTAGTTGTTGAGGTATTATGTGCTAATGTTACTGCTGAGAAGAAATCATCTTGTCCATAGACACCAAATGGCACCCAAGCATAACGAGTTCTTATATCCTCCATTATTCTGGGAATGTCCTGTGATTGGAGATTTACTACGGAGAATTTACTTTGTTGTTTCATATATTAGTCTAAAATTACATATTGATTGGTTGATACATGCGATACCTCATTTCCATCTAAAGGAATTTGATTTGCGTATACTGATTTATATATCGGTTCATTACTTTGAGTTGTAAATACTTGAATACTACCACGCCATATTTCATATCCTCCATTTTCTAAAGTTGCTCTAAACTCCTGTGCAACATTCGTATTCGGTATACTTGCAGTAAAACCTAAAAGACTCTCATACCCATTATAAGTTATTCCTGTAAGGGATGCAGTTGAATTTACTTGTGTTGTCATATCTTGTAATGACATTGTAAATTGCTCAGTTGTTGTTGGAGGTGAGATTCTTATTGTATAGCTATTCGTGCTACCTGATATAAATGTAAGCATTATCTAGTATTAGTTTAGTATTATCTCTTATTTAACACTCAATAAATCAAATGTGGTTATAGTATGGGCATAATAAAAGCATATCCTTTATTTTACAAAGAATATGCTTCAATATATATTTCAATTCCTCAGCGATTAAGCTGCAGAACCTGAAACGACTGATGGTTTTACTGTCAATGCAGCAGAACCAAATGGGTTAGATTGAGTCGAGCCTGTAATAAATGCAGCTGGTAACTTTTCTAAACCTGTAAGAGTAACAGAATAACCATAAAGGTCACCCATTCCTGCTCCAGTTTGGATTGTTCCTGCTGTTAAATCACAACCTTGCGTAATACCTGCTACTAATGCATCTCCGTTATTAGTCCAAACGATAGCAACCGGTCTTCCGTATGCTAAGGTTTTAAGTTGAACTGTCATCTCCGGTGTCAATTTCTTTAAGTTAAGAGTTAATTCTTGTGAAAAGAATGTAGTTCCGTTTTCTCTTGAAGAATTGACAGTCTCCGTATATGCTGACGTTCCTTTAAGAGAATAGTAATATACTATACTTCCTGATGGAAAACCAGTAACTTCATTTGTAGTTGTATTAAGCGTAAAGTTTGGCGTGTAAGACCCAGTCGAAGTAGAAGGATAGTTGAAGAAGTAAACTCCTTGCAAACCACCAACGCTTTCTTTACAAACTTCCTGTCTTCCTAATGATAAATCGCATGCCATAATATTTTATGTTTAATTTGGTTTGTTATTAAAAAGGGTGAGTTTTGTTTCTAAGCTACTCCCCACCCTTTAATTATTTCTTTAGAATGCTCCGTAGTATACGATATCTTGGCCAATTCCGAATTGTGTTCCTGCGGTATATCGAGCCACCAGACGGAAATTTTGACTTCCATCTATATCACTCATATCTAGCACCTTAACTTCCTGGTAATCACTTAATAAACCTGTTCCGAAGAATAAGTTAGATTTTTGTGCTGCAACAATTTTATTGTTACTCATACCTGGACACATTACGATTTCAATACCCTGGAAGTTAAATGGCTTCTCTGACACGTTCATTTGTGTATTGAAACCAGATTGGTTAGCATTACCACCTAAAGCAGTTTGATAAGCCTTTGCTACGTTTGTTGAAACATAGATAACTAAATCTTCTTTACCAAATACTGTGTTAGGAATTGTATCATATACGTTACCAATTTTGTTGATTACGTTTAATGCTGTAATTGAACCTGAGTCAATAGCTGAACCAGTTCTTGCTGCTAATACTGCAGTTCCTGCTAATGAAGAACTTGCTGCGATTGAAGCAGAGAAACGAGCTTCAAAACCTGCGAAATTTCCGTTTGTTGATTCACCAGTTGCTAAAGGAACTAATGGTCCTTGCCAAATAGATGTTTCAGTTGAAGCGGCCACCTGAGCTAAAACTTGGCCGATGAGGAAATCATTGAATGTCTTAGGGATAGTATCAAAAGCACTATATCCTAATTGTAATGCTTGCCATGATGCTACAAAGTTCTGCTTACATAAAGATAAGTTAACTTGTAATTCTTTTGGAGTGATTACTTGTTCTGTTAATTCTACACTACCTGATGTTACGAAATCACAACTAGCATCTTGTACGATACCTGATTGTGCTACTTTTTGGATTACCTCTTTGTATTTCACATTAGGCATGATTGTTACTAACTTTTTATCTAGCGTATTTGCTGATAGTAATGCGCTTGCAATATAAAGTCCCGCAAATTCACCTTTGTAAGTTGTCGCGGTGATTGTTGGTTCAGCGAATTTCTGAACTCTGTTGTTTGTTGAATTGTTCATTTGTTTTTTTTTGAATGAGTTAATGAATATTTTTTATCTGTATAATTTTTCGTATATACTAGATTCTGTATTTTTTATTTTTTGACCGAAATTCGGTTTAGTTTCTGCTGTTGAAAATTTTATTGAATCATCAAGAGGTGCACCATCTAATTTAGGAAGGTCTTCTTCTTCTAATTCGGTTTCCTTTTCCTCTTTTGGTTTCATAGCTTCTTCCATCTTTTGCATCTTCTTTTCCATCTCTTCAATACGATAAGCTAATTCATCTACTTTCTTATTCATATCTACTTCCTCTTTAGGTGCCTCTTCCATTGGTTCTTCCTCTGTTGGTTCTACCTCAACAGAAACCTCTGCTGCTTGTATTTCTACATTTTCTCTTTCTTCGATTTTACCGTCTTTAGTAATTACTTTAATTAAATTTTCATTACCTGATTCATCTTTCAAAGATAATTCGTGTGTTCCATCAGGTGCTGGTGTTTTAGTTCCATCCTCTGATACTACAAATAGTTCCTCACCTACATCAAATGTTTTTGACTCTACTATTGTTCCGTCCTTTAATTTCGCGTAAGTTAATTCCACTTCGGTTTCACTAAACGAAATCATAGAAGCTATTTTACTTAATACATTTTTTGCATTCATAATATATGGTTTTATTATTTAACAATACAAAAATCAAATGTTGTTAAAAATCCATTCTTTTACGGGATTTATTTCTGAATTATTACTTAAAAGATTGATTATTTTCTGATTTACTAACTCTGGATGAACCCACCAGTCCTCAAAACTATCCCATTTATTCACTGCAACATCATTTACTACCAATTGGTATCCAAATGAACGAAGGTATTCTCTACTCTTTTCTTTCACACTATCATCAACATAATAATCATGCTCAAAGGTTATGACTCTAAACTTTTGTTTCCAAAAGGGTATTTTTAAAAGAACCTCATAACTAATTCGTGCAGGGTCTACATCTATTTGTAAGTAATCAGTAATCCCTTTCCCCTCCCATATAGGCATGACATCCCAATCCGTTTGGGTTGCATCTAAACAATATGGATTAGTTTTTCGTTCTTTCCAATTGGTTACTACATTAGGGTCTATATCAATACTCACACCTTCCCAACCCCATTCCTCTAATAACTTTGTATTATTACCATAGGTAGGATGTGCACAACCTATTTCAATCCAACTACCACACTCTTTACCATTCAGTGCCATTAGAACAAATAAGTCCTGATAGCATTGTGAGTAATTCCTTTCTATGGAATGTGCACCATCAAATTTATATCTTAATTTTGGATAATCCCTTTTCGTATATTCCATAGGTGGGACCCAATTATTGGAAAGATTATTTAAGTTATTTTGTATTGCCTGTTTGTGTATCGCATCTACTTTATTATTACGATTTAATTTACGGAAGATTGCTAAACTCTCATCGAATATACCTATCCACCATCCACATACTCCCTTTTGAAACTCAAACGCCCATTTTCCTGGATATTCTAAATTCGTAATCGTATTACCTTCTTCAAAATCAAATTCCATTCCAACACAACCTGCAGTATATCCCTCTTGCCATTCTCTATTTCTTTCGTGTGCTCTTGCTAATAAAAACCAACCTTCTCCTCTCTTTGGTAAAAGTGAAATCCCTCTTTGTAATAAACCTTTAATCATAAACCATCGGTTACCTTGCTTTTCAAAACATAGTGCCATTCTTAAAAGTGCCTCGTATTGTAATTCAATATCATTACCAAACTCTGTTGCTCTTAAATAAAATCCACATGCAGAAGCAGTTTGACCCATCTTTTCATATTCCCATCCTAACTTAAAGTTGATAAGTGGGTTGCGGGTATCGTTGATATAATCTTTTAATAATTTATTTAACTCCATATAAGGGATTCGATTTGTGATTGAGGGACTTTAAGTATGAATGCTGCATTGTCCTGAAATGCAAAGGAGATTAGCATATTCCCATTATGAAATCCTAATCCACAGCAAAACTCTATCTCACCATCCATAAAACTAAATTCAGTTGATACATGCTGGATATTCCAATCCCTATCCCATACTACGAATTTGTGAGTGTATTTTGCATTCCTTTGGTCAATCTTATTTTTCCAAAGTTTAGTTTCGTGTATAATACAAATACGATACTCACCATATGGAACGACTTGACTACTACCTCTCATATTTTGAAACTCACCTACACCTCCTTTGACTACCACTTGTTCGGATTGTAAAGTTTCGATATTCGCCCTAACTACCTCTGTTGGATTTGCCCACTTCACATAATGAAATGGAAGGTCTTGTACTGGCATCCAATTCTTTTCACAATAACTTTCTGTATCAATCGGTGCTTGGATTCTATATCTATCGGTTTCTTTCCATCCCTTATCTAATTTAGATAATTCCATTCTACCCTGTCCGTTGGGTGTGGTATCTCTACGCACGCCGGTAATCCATAAATCACCATCCCATCTTACTAATCTTCCATCTTCTAAACCATAGAACTCCCACATAGGTTCTACATCACATTTAGACGTATCTAGTTTCGTATATCTTTTAATTGCGAGAGTATCACTCAACTCTAATCCAAAGTTGATAGTCTTCAATTTAATATCGTTCTCCGGGTTAAGATATGCAAGAGGTCCATGTCTATTACCAAAGACCTGTTCACCCTCACAATGCATGAGTGTATAATTTACGTGTCTTAAATTGCATAAAATCTTCTTCCCATCAATAAAGATAGAAGGATTCATAAGACCAGTTCCGTTTGTAAGATTTGAGGGAATGATTAGTGGAATAATTTCACCACCATTATCTATAACCTGCTTAGTTAGATTTTGTATTGCCATTTAGTATTTAACACTATAAAAAAATAAAAGTATTAAATTATAAACATGCACCTTCACATGATATAAATGCATTGAAATATATTGTAGTTCCAACATCAACTGCTTGAACTGAGTAGTTTGATGT